CCGAATTCTTTCGGCAATGGGAGTATGGTTTCCCCAGTAATAAAGGTTTCACCATAAATATACGGTGGACCAAAATACTGAGGGGAGGATCCTAGCTGCAGTCTTACGACTGATAGCCAGACATCCTCGTAGAACGGAAGTCCTGGAGATAAATCAGCCAGAACGGATTGTCTTTCGATAATCCCTTTGGTTGCTGTACTTGCCATATCGTCAATTAAATTGTCTTTATTAGCAAGCATCAGCAGAGCCGGAACAAGTTTCCGGTATACTCTTGGCACGATTTTAGCTATCCCTGACAGCTTAAAATCGATACCAATCTGAACCATATCATTCACAACTTTTTTAAGTCGTGGTGAACCCATATTGAAGAACGCAACAGCATCATCGATGGTTTTCGGTAGAGATAGACCGAGGACGATTGTCCGGATTTGAGATGAGAGTTTACCAAGCGGTTTGTTTAATTCCGCTAGGTTTCTCCATCCGAATCCGAAAGCTTTAAGAAGCTCGGATAGTGTAAGTTGGTATTTAATACCAAATTGCACCAGAGCAGGGAGCAGACTTTGTGCTGCCGCCATCTCTTTCAAGGGAATTGGACTGATATCAGTTCAAACCCCATCTGGAGCGATATATATAGTCCGTTTTGCGAACTCTAGACATCGCCCAGTATCTGAAAGTAATGACTTATAGAGGTTAACCTCCATTCCCATCTCTTTCAAGAGTTGCAGATAACAATCAGCAACCCTTTTATCCGCAATCACTAAGTCATCGCCTAAGACGGCATATTCTGTGAACCAAGTTCCCAGAGGTACCGCCTTAGCCCGAATGGCTGCGATTTGCACCAACAGGTGATGAGTAAGTGCTAGCATAGCCCATGAGCTATAAGCGCCCATAGGTTGGCCAGTGGCGTATTTATAATTACCATGGTAATCATTATACCCCAGTTGGTGGAATCCATAGGATCTTCCAACCAACAACTTAGCCCAAGCCAATGCGAACTCTTCAGAAATAAGGTACGTAAGTACCATGATCTGAAGCCGCAGAGGTAGTCTATCGGTTGCTGCCGTCAAATCAAGAGAATACAATTCTTTTGGTTTTCGGGATAGCAACGCCTTCAGAGGAGCATCCTGCTCAAAAGTTCCGTCCTGCGGGATGGATC